CCGTTGAAAGTGGTGTTAGCCATTGAATCCTCACATGCGAGCTGGGAGCGCTGTCTGCATGTCGTCTGGCCGGGACCAGTCTGGCGCTCCGGTGACCCCGGAATAATGGTGTTTTAGCACAAAAGAAAAGGGGGCACAAGCCCCCTTTTCCAACTCTTATTCAGAGTTATCAAGCACCCGGCGAACCGTACATACCGAGCGGATCCGAGAATCCGAACGAGTAACGTTCGCGAGCCTTGTACCGAACGTTCCCGGTGTCGAAGTCTCCATCCATCGAGTTCTGCAGCGGGGTCCGCACAAAGTGCTTCATACCGTTGGGAACGTCGGTGGTCAGGAACCACGCATTGGTGTCGGTCAAGAAGTGGTTAACGGTATAACCACCGGGGATCGAGCCGTTGTTCTTCAGCGCGTTGATATCGTTGTCCGCAGTCGAGACACGAAGTTCAGTCTCAAGCAGGCGGGTTGCAACGAACATCAGCGCCGGGGGAACAATCAGCTTCTTCGGCTTGGCAGCAATCAGCAGCCCACGCTCGTCCGTCCACGCAGCGATCTGGATAACAGCCGCCTCAAGCGAGGTTTCGTTCAGATCAGCAGCCGTCGAAGGCGAGTTGCTGTTGGTACCGCCAGAGATCAGCGGGTGCGCCGTGCTAAACAACGCGACACCATCACCGCCAACAAAGGCAGAGTTGAAGCCGTTGTTCAGAACAGACGCAGCCTTGACCTGCTTGGTGTACGCCATAGCACGAGCCAGAGCCTTGGTGTAACGCGCCGACAGCGAGTCGTAGAGGTTGTCCTCAATCGCCTCTTCCGTCAGCGAGAAACCCAAAGCAATGGTTTCGTGGTTATAGCGAGCAGTCCAAGCTTCCTGCGCGTTATCGTAGGCAATCGCACTGCCCTCGTTCTTCACCGGAGCGGCGGAGAATCCAGACAGTTTGGTTTCCTCTTCAAACGAACGCTCGGAGGTCTCGGTTTCGTAGATCTCTTTGTGCTCTTCGCCGTAACGCGAGTACTCCAGACCGAACAGCGCGTTCAGGCCGGGGAGCAGCTCTTTCAGTAGTTGTGCGCGTGAAATAGCCATTTAAATGCTCCTTTAAGCAAGCGCCGTAGCGAACTGATAGCTATGCCAGCCCTGATTCCACTTGACCAGCACTTCAGGATACCCGATGAAGGTAAACGAAGAGCTAGCAGCAGCGGTCAGCGTAGCAGCCACAGTCACAGTCGTGCCGTTGACGTTGGTGACGTAGTTGTAGTCACCGGGATTTCCGCCAGCCGACGCATCCGGGCAGATGACCTGCATGCCCGCCTGAAGCCCCGTTACAGCCGCCGCCAAAGTGATCGTGGTGCTGGAAGACGATCCAGTGCCAGTCACAATGTAAGAGGTCTCAGGGACAACGGCAACCACACGGAACGGCAGCGAGTTACTGGCAACGCGGACGTTTCCAGTACCGTTTGACGGACCGTCACCGGACACCGCCATTTTGGAATTGCCCGTGGTCGTGCTACCGGCAACACCGGTAATCGCGTACACGTTGGTTCCAATAAACGACTGGTTCGCATACCCAACCGTGGCGGCAGTGTTGCTTTCCGAAGAGGTTTGACCAACCATGACCACTTTGAACACCGCTGACGGATCGTCAACAACATACGCGACGATGTCGTTAGCCAAAGTGCTGGCCGGGTAGTACTGCGCAAAAAGCTTCTGACCGGTAGCAGGACTGGTGTAAGAACACCCGACAAACACACCGACAGCGCCCGCAATAACCGAAGTGGGGCTAGAAGCCGCCGAGTAGGACGTTTTGATCAACGTTCCGGTCGTCGTCAACTGGACCAGATCACCATAAAAGAGGCTGGTGCCGTAGTTACGAGCAATCGGAATCTGTCGCGTAGCTCCCGCATACGGTAGTCCGTTCAGTTCATTAACTGCCAGAAAACCGTAAGGAGAGTCAACAACGGGATAAGCCATGTTTGACTCCTAAAAGTTAAGTGCCTTTGCCAAAGCTCGTCGAAGACTTACGCTCCTTAAAGAGCGGCATCCTCGGGTCATTCTGACGCATCAAATTGTTGTCTACAGACTCCATCTGTCCTGCAGCTTGCCTGTCAAAATGCGCAGTACGCTGCTGAACAAACTCAACTGGGGTCTTGCAAAGCAACAAACCGCCGATCTCGATGTTGTCCTTAAAACGCGATGCGGGATCGACTAGCAGTCGAAATTTGGGTTGCTCTTCCACAGGCACTGGCTCCCAACCTTCCCGAAGTTTTCCGGACAGGTTACGAGGGTCCGCTGTGTTAAGCGTCGAAACACGAATCCAACGATACGAATATCCCGGCATTTTGTCCGGCTCGGGAAGAGATTCGGGCTGCTGCCACTGCTTGGGGCGAGCCTTGGATTCCCGCGTTTCGATCTCACGGGGCGTGCGACTTTCAGCCATTTTGAGCCTCCATTTTCAACAGTTCCCGTGCGTATTGTTCCGGCGTGAGTCCCAACTTCTTTGCCAGCTGGACTTGACTCGCTTTCAGCTTGATCTTATTTGAAGACGTGCTGCGCGTTGCCGGAGCTACTACGGTGTTGGCTTTCGCTTTTTGAGCGGGCCTAACATCCTCAACCCCGAAAAAATCCGGGAATCTTTTCCGAAGCGTTTTGTCCAATTCGGAATAATACTGTTCCGATCCAACAGCCACACCGCCTTCTTCAAGCTCAGCATGGAGCCCAAGAGCGTATGCAGTCATCCCTTTATTCGACCCAAACCAAGGATTACGTTCTTGCCACGCTAGAGCCTTAGTATCGGGGCGTGCAACGGGTTGCTGAACCGATTGCGTACTTTGTACCGCAGTTTCATCCTCTTGTAAAGGGGGTAGTCGAAAACTCTTTGCCTGCATGAGTTTGAAGTTTGCAGCCTGCAACGCTTGCTGCGCCTCTACAATCTTTTCAGCATCAAACTCTTCATGGGCCTGTTTAAGCGCCTGTTTAGCTGCATTGAGTTCCATCTCTGCAGCATGCTGCGCCGTAGCAACGTATTCTTTCTCGCCCGTCACCAAGATGCTTTTGATACGTTTGTTTTCTTCCAACAAACGCTGCGCCAAAGCAACCGCTTCCTGCTGCTCTCGAAGAGCGGATTCTTTTTCACGACGCTCGTCATGCCAAACTTTTCGCATTTGCTTAAATTTGGTTTTGACTTTTTCGTCGTAATCCTCCAACTCGTCTTGCTCAAGCTCTTCTACTAACGGCTTGGGCAATGGCGTACGACCGCGATCTTCTTCGGGCGTATCGTCCTCAATTTCAATTTCGATTTTGGAAGACGCATTTGCGTCGCCTTCCTTTTTGGACTCTACTTCGTCGGGGAATTGAAACTCTTCCTGTTCCATTTGAGGCATTTTGTGCTCCTCTTATTTGCGTCGAATGCCGCGTGGATCTTGAACCACGCCTTCAACCGAGTCATCGTTGATGAGCCGGAACTCTCGACCGTGAATGACAAGACGGGATCCTGAATACGGGCGAACCAATATAAAGTCACCTTTCTTGCACCACGGGCCTGTGGGAAAGCGTGCGGGGTCTTTGTAACAGTCCGGACCGAGATCAACTACAAATAACACCGTAGTCAGTGTTTCCTCCATCCGAATAGTTTCGTCAGATTTGACGAGTCCGCTTTCAAACTCCTTGTCCACATCCGGAACCGCGCAAAGAATGCGGTAACCAGAAGGCTGAGGAAGCTGAGTTGCTTTCTCTTCCGCTGTCGCGTCGGGTTGATAAACACCGACTACTTGTGGGCTGCTGGGGTTTGTAGCCAGCAAAATATCACTCATCCGCGTACTCCATTTTTTGTTGAAGGTCTATGACGTAACCACGCGCAAGGAGCAGACCTCGAATCTCCCCACACAATCTTTTGTACTCTTCAAAGCTGGACGCTTTTCCGTCAGCCAAATGGTCTTTGAGCTGCGCAACCTTTTCGTCAGTTTGCTGAATCAAGACTTCAAAAGCGTCCATTTAATTAACCCCTTTTGCGTTCTTGCCTAGAGCGCATGCGCTCCTGCATTGCTCGCAACTCACGCTCAACATTCATGTCCGCCACATGTTTCAGCGCATCGACGTTAATACGTCGGCTGTTTTGCATTTCAGAATTCTTCAGCTGCGCCACTGTTTTGAGCGCGTCAACCTGTGTTTTCTGATTTTCCACGGCTTGCTGCGCTGTCATACGCTCGCGTTCAAGCTGCAACTGCTGCTGTCGAAGTGCGTTGTCTGCCTGATCTTTTGCTGCTTTGCGTTGCTGTTCCTGCGCTTTGATTTGAAGCTCCTGCATTTGCATCTGCACCAGCGGATCCTGTGCCTGCTGTTGAGCTTTCTGCTGCGCCGCTTGTTGTTGGTTCTGCTGCAACAGCCGTTGTGCAGCCTGCGCCAGCATCGGAGCCAACTGGGCCTCGACCTGCGGGTCCATGTTCACGTCCTCGCCCGACTCGTCTTTCTGCGGAGGCAGCGCCATACCCATCTGCTGCTCGATCTGCTTGCGATACTCAAAGCCCAGATGCTCGTTAATATGCGCCAGCATAGCCTGCATCAGCTGCGGTGCAGACGGATTGTTCTGCAAGAGCGCCTGAATCTTCGGATCCTGCATCGCTGCCATGTGCACGGTGATGTGCGCTTGATGATCCTGATACATGAACGCTTTGACCGGCTTCATCATCAGTACGTTCTGGTTCTCAGTGACTGGATCGGTCGGCTTCTGATCATCATCCAGCGGAATCAGCTTTTCAGCGTTTTTAATTCCCAACACGTCCAACATCTGGCGGTGCAGCAAGGGCATGTTGTAGATCTGTGGAGCGGCTTGAGCCAACTGCAGGACCGCTTGGTACTGGACGATCTTCTGCGCCATCGTGCTGGCGTTGGGATCACTGATCGGAATGACATCGACATCGTCGTAATCCGACTTCTTCGCCCGTCGGTCGCCCACCTCGGGCTCGTAGCTGTAGTCCTCTGGCGTGTAGGCGGCAATGATGTCCTTCAGGAGTTTTAGCTCCTGTTTCATCGAGTAATGGATCCGCGCCTGCACGGCGGACATCGTCTTCAATGTCCTTTCCAAAATAGCCAGCGTGGTGCCTACCGGAGCCTGACTCGACATGTCGCTGATCTGAAGATCCGCCGTGTTGGCAAACCGACGACCTTCCTCGATGATCTTGTCCATCAGCCCAGCCAGAACTTGGCTTGGCTCTTTGTACGGCAGGGGCAATAGGTTGTCACGGATCGCGCCACTGGGCACGTCCACGTCGCGCCACTCTCCCGGAGAAATCGGCGTATCGTCGCCTTTGACTCTCATGCCCCGAGCTTTGAAGCCCCCCGGCAGGTTTGAAAGGGTGCCGGCATCGACAAGCTGCCGAAGGATAGAGGTGCTGCTTTTGGCGTACGCCCCGATCAGGTGAATCAGACCGAAGCAATAGAAACCAAAGCCCGGAATGTAGCCGTAGTGCACCAGATGCTGTCGTTTGGCGTGGGTCTTATCGTCTTCCTCCCAGTTCCGACGAATAGCCAAAATCTTCTGGGTGCCCTTCTCGATAGTCACAATATATGGCAGTTTGATGCCGTCTTCGTGCTCGTATCCGGGCAGATCGAGGTCAACCTGCATCTCGAGAAGCTTGAAACGGTCATCCGAAGTCGCCCGGAAGCCCATTTTCTCCGCGATCTTCTTCTCGACTTCATCGAGCATGTTGACGGGATCGCCCAGATCCACGTCGCAATAAAAGCCCGCCACTTGCAAACGCTTCAGCTCGTTCTCAGTCTTACGCATGACGTGCGTCACGCGGGGCGCAGTCTCAATATCTGAGGCTCCGTACGGCACCACGATATCTTCAGCCGGCACAAAAACTGAAACTTGGCGCTCCATA